ATAGGGATGACCCTGGACAAAGATAAAGTTCCTATGCTTCTGGCTACTGAAATGGGGCCAGACCAGGTTGATGCTTTCACTGAATTTATGAAAGAAGCAAGCCGGGAGGTTTTAAAGGTATTTGTGTCAAGGCAGGGGAATGCGTCTGGTGTTCCATTTGAACAGACTGCCACTGATGTTATTTATAGGTTTAAGGAAGAAACACCTATTTTGCCTCAAGCAGATGCTATAAAGGATTCTTTAAATGAAGACACCAGGAATGCCCTTTATGTTTATGTCACTTTATTGTGGTTCAAGTTGAAGGGTAATAAAGATCAACTTTTATCACTGATTGAGAGATACGAAAAATTGACTGGAGATATCGAACGACATCTTTATAAACTACATGATTAAAATTTAGTATTATGGCTGATATAGTAATTACAATAGCAATAGCAGATGTTTATGCTGAAATCGCAAGAAGAACAGCTATTACAACAGAAACAGATCCTTTTTATGCACAGGCAACAACAGAGAAAAAACAATACTCTCAACTTCACGGTGAAGGTGATCGTATAACTAGAAATTTTATTGAAGAAGCGAGCAAAGAAGTTCTAAAGGCTTTTATCTCCAGACAAGGGGATGTTGTTGCTGCTGGCTATGAATTTGATCTGATAGACAGTGGAAATATAGTTTATCGCTTTGCGGAAAATGCTAGTCCATTAGAGGCAAATCAAACGGCAGCGATTACTTCACGCCTTCAAGACAACACCGAAGATGCCATTATTTATTATGGTATGGTTTCATTGTATCGTACTGATGGAAACATTAATAAGCATGATGAATGTCAGGCTAAGTGCTTGAAACTTATTGACGAGCTTTCGGGAGATCTGTACCGACTACATGATTAATCGTCATGACATTATCAATTGAAAATACTGGTGTTGACCATCTCTATCCAGATGGTGTGCCTATTGCGGAAGTGTCTATTGTAATATCTGACATTTTCCAAAAGGTTGCTAGGATAAGTGCGTTCGCTGCTCATAGTGATCCGTCCATTGCCAAGCTGCCGGAAGAAGTTAAATTATTCAATGAGCTTCATGGCAAAGGAGATCGCATCACAACAGATTTTCTAAGTGATGGTGCCAGCGACATACTTCCTGTATTTCAATCTATGCAAAGATGGATGACTAATGCTTCTCCTGGGCCACGGTATGAATTTAATAGTGTTGCTAATCCCGGGCTTATTATTTTCCGATGGCAAATAATGGATACCAGGCTCGAATGTCAAAAACTGAATTACACAAGTGAAACTCTTATCGATATTCGAACCGACCTTAATATTGTTTCAAATGTTAAGAAATACGCCACGGACGCTTTGAGGGACTATGTTTTAAGGGAACTGTACGAAGCTAATGGCAACGATAAGAAGTTTGAGTCGTATCGTAAAAAATATGACCTAAATAGACAATACGTTGCTTTTTGGGCTAAGAGTGATTTAAGCTTGCAAACACAATATACCTATGCTGGAGTTTAATAAGGGAGGGAATAAAGATATTTTAGAGGTGTTAAGGCAGCAAAAGCGGTTGAACTTGAAGCGCGTCAATAATTTCTCTATTGTAGAAGAAAACTTAAATGATATATCCTTTCTTGAATGGTATGTGTTTCGGCAAATGCAAATTTCCCCCTCAAATTTTCTAGCTAATCTTGAAACACAATATTACGCAGAGCAAAATTTTAGAGATCGCCGTCAAAGAAATATTGAGTTTGTTAGAGGTCGTCAATTCAACGAACCTGTTTATGATTCCGAATTACAAAGATGGGTACCGCAAAGCCTGTATTTAAGCCGACGTGGAATACCTTTATTGACATATAATGTCATTTCTAAACTTGTCAGGAGTCTCACAGGTCAGTTTAGCGAGATTAATACTGGGAATGTAGTTACATCTGATAATAAAGATGATAGAGGTTCTGAATTAGCAAATATTTTAACTAAATGTGTTGAGCGAATCAAGAAAAACAATAGCGCGTCAAGCAAGGATGCTGAAAATTACAAGGAAATGCTATTGAGTGGATCACCGGTCTTTAAAATACGATGGGGCACTGGTGCAATGTCTAATACTATTGATTTACAATACAGAAATGTTAATCGAGCACTATTCATGGTTAATCCCGGCATTGTCGATTACGACATGCAAAATCTTCACACAGCTACCGAGATTCACAATACTTCCCTAAATGATATCATAAAGAGTTTTGCCAATGGAAATCATGAACGTGGAATGTCTATTAAGCAAGGTTATATTAATTATCAAGGAGATGAATTAAAGCAATCATCCTACTCTAGTCAAAGCTGGGATGGAAGTCAATTAAGGAATAATACTTTTCACACACAAGGCACCGGAAATTCATCTTATCGATATTATGAAACTTGGAGGGAAATATGCGATTATGAGGCAATAACATTCGATCCTCTTGATGGTGTTGGAACTAAAACTTACCATAAGTGGAAAGATCCTAAGGTTGTGCGAAAAGAAATGGAAGTGGAAAACGCAGATCGTAAGGTCAAAACTGAGGGTATGGGATTTAAGGATGAGGATCTTCTTATAACCATGGATGTTGATTTTGTGACACGCTGGTATGTTATTTTCATGACTCCTTGGGGTCTTGTCTTAGGTGTAAGGGAAAGTCCTTACAAAAGCGGCATGCATCCATTTATTTTTCCTCCACCCAACATCAATGGAGAACAATGGGGTATTGTTGAAGAAGTACTTAATGCTCAGTTGGGATTAGATAGACAAATAAGTCAAGCGGATGCAATTATATCGAATGCTTCGAAAGGTATGTGGTTGGTTCCGGATACCGCAGTCCCAGACACTCACACAAATAAAGAGTATTTAACGGAGCTTAAAAAAACCAATGGCGCAGTAATTTATAAGGTACGAGAAGGTTATGAAAAAGAAGTACCAGAACAAGTTTATGCTAATTCTACAAATGTTTCGAATGGTGTTGATAATCTAATTCAAATGTACAGCGGCCTCGTAGATGATATTAGTGGTAATTACGGTGCAGCACAAGGAAAGACAGGGGGAAGCGGTAAAACTGCAACAGGCTACGCCCTAGAGAGCCAAAATGCAGGTTTAAACATACGGAATACGGTGGATACTTTTTTTACCGTACTGGTTAGAAGAGACGACAAACTTCTTCAGGGAGTGATAGAGGGGTATACAAAGCAAGATTACAAGAGAATAACTGGAACCGAGGTCGATCCACAAGAAATAAAGCAATTTGAATTTTATACAGAACAAAGCAAGGGCACAAATTCTCCTGCTCATAAATTTGCGCTAGAACAAGAATTACTTCAATTAGTTCGAGACGAGTTGATACCATTCGAAGTGTTTGCGGAGGTAAGTAGTAATCCAATGTTAAAACGTGCAATACAGAAATGGGAAGAGTTAAAGGAAAAGCAAGCCACTGACGAACAGGCGGCGGCACAGCAAGGAGGACAGCCGACACCAGCACCACAACAGGGTTCTCCATTTAATAATAAAGGAGAAATGACCGTTGATCCTATGTTGGAGCAATTAGGCAGTAAAGTAAATATGAAAATATAATAAATGGAAAGTATAACGCTATTGGGATTAAACACAAAGGTTAATGACCGGGATGTAAAAGATGGTTCTCTAAAAGAGAACATAAATCTCCAGTGGCGTGATGGATCCATTAAACCAGTTCCAAACCGATTGATTTCTGATATAGACATAGGTGGACACACAAAAATAATCTTCCATAAAGTAGGTGATGAGAATCAGATTAACGTACTTGGATTTAATACACTAGCCAGCAATTGGCTTGCTGCTGATTTAGCTGAGTGGCTAGGAGGCGTTGAGGATGTAAATGGTAGTTTGGAATGGTTCGGAACCATAACGAATGGTATTTACGCCGTAAAAGTAACGCCTTTGGTTGTGGCTCTACCAAAAACACCAGGAATGTCGTTCACTGTTCTTAATGGTATTATTTATTTTATGGGTGATGGCAGTTCTCCTATAGAAGAATATTATAAAAGACTCCAATATTCTAATGATACAGATACATATGAATTAAAAGACATGTATGCGTGGAAGAGTTTGATTCCATTTTATCCAAGACAAACGAATGTTAGTTTGACAGTTCCTCGGAGAATACATAATGCTGTTATCCAATGTGGATTAATTAGTTACCGGTTTGCATTAGTATTAAAAAGTGGAGAAATTGTGTTGCATTCTCCTTTTTATGGGACTTCTATTTATGGTATAAACTATGAAGGCGATACGTTAGAAGAAGGTGATCCTATTAGAAACATACATACATTTATTAATATGGATTTAGTTTTTGCGAATAATACTCTTTTAGATCAAGAAATTACCGCAATTAATATTTATGCTTCTGTCCCATATTATATTTCTGAAATGCCTCAGTATACCGAAATTGCAGCTACGCAGTCTGTTTCCCTTATGAGTCTGGAATCTTTAAAAGGAGAATTCCAAAAATTAGTCGAAAGCCCATTTTATCTTGTAAAAACGATTGAAAAACCTACTGACAACAAATTATTGCTAGTTGTAGGCACATTAGATGAAGACATAGAACAAGTTGATACTTCTATAACTTATTCTACTATTGATATTTCAACTATTGCTGCCGGCGAAGTAATGCCAGTTGATAATTTTAGTTACCACAAAATATTTGGAACAATTACTTCATATAATGGAAGATTGATTATTGAGAGTCCCAAAACAATTCTTTCTAAAGGTCATATTAGATCACTATCTTTTGGTGTTGGTGTTGGGCAGTCTGGATTTAGGATGAGCACAGAAGACGGAAATGTAAATGGCATTGGATGGAGTGAAGATTATCCTTTAACCGTAGGTAGTTCTATTTTCCCTGCGACTAGTTGTCGTGGATTATTGTCTTATCCAGATGGAAGAGCAAATACTATTGGTGGTAATTCTTCAATTGGCGATACACTAAAATTATATAAGTCTCGCAGAAATAAATTTCATAATATTTCATGTGTTTTCAATATTTTAGTCATGAATTTACCAGTTACGACAATTCTTCCTCTAGGAGCAGTTACTGTTCCTTCTACTACAATTGAGACAAATTATAATTTAGCTTTTGCTTATGGCAGATGGGATGAGGAAACAGCAAGCTCTCAGAGTACAGAGGCTACCGGGTATTCGTCTAAAAACAGAGTTCAATTTTCCGCTGCCGGTGAATTTAGTGTTTGGCCGGCCTCAAATAGTTATCGTATTGGAGAAGGAAAAATAATGAAGGTTGGAGTAAGTAATGTAAATCCTTCGGCCGCTGATATTATTACACCGCTTCTTGTTGGAACAAGCGATGGTGTTTATACTATTAATCTAGATCCCATAGGAAATAATTTCATGTCTTCGATAACCAGAATAGAGAAACAACCTTATATCTCAAAAGAGGTGCTCCAAATTAACAACACAACTCTTTTTGTAAGTGACAAGGGATTAATGGCTATTGATAGTGCACCGCCAGCGGTCAATATAACAAAAGATCACTTTCCAGATCAAGGAGATGGCAATTTCCCTGTTAATGAAACGGTTCTTCCAAATTATAATTTATTAACCACTAATTTCTTTGGAGGTACCGGAAACCCATATGAATTAGATGATATTGTTGCTTATCTTAAAGGATCTCTACTGTCATACGACAATAGACGGAAAACAATATGGGCCAGTAATTCGAATTATGATTTCTCTTTAATTTATTCTATTGAGAATAAAATTTGGGCGATGTCTACCATGGTCTTTACCGAAAATATTGAGTTGTTTAGCACCTTAAATACCGATGAAGGGAATATTTATAGTTGGTATATGGTTCGTGAAAACTCACTTATTCAAAACAATTTATTAATCCTTAGTGGTGAGGATATGCAAACTGAGGTATTCATTCATATGCTTACTCGTCCAATAAAATTTGGAAGTCCGGACACATATAAAAAAATAGCTAGGATGTTTTCCAGATGTGAACTTCATAGAATACCAGGCGGTACCGGATATTTCTCATTTGGCGCATGGGGGAAACAGGATTTGAATAAGAAGAAAAAACAAATACCGCTTGCGGCAATTTCTGATAGCAGAGAAATCTCTTACCCGGATGATGTGAGACAAGATATCCCTTATGGTGCTGTGCGCGGAAAGTATAAATCAATCACAATACTGCAGCAAGGGAAAACACTTCCTGATAGTACTATTGATAGATTTGATTTTGATAAAATACTAGTTGATAATGTACGAACAAGATAATATCTAAGGTTATGGGTATACCTACTTTAATAACATATATTAA